ATGGTATACTCAGGCAGGTCATTGTCAACACTAAAACTGACAAGGCTTTTCGTGGTGTTATTTGGAAAAAGACGAAGGATTGCATCGTGCTCAAAAATGCAGAGTGGCTTTCGGTTGATGGCGCGAAGAAGATTGATGGCGAATTAATAATATTTATATCAGAAATTGATTTTATTCAGGCGGTATGATGGCAACAATTATTTCGGAAGCGAATCTGATTACGATGCCAAGTGGTTGGTGGCCGAACACAGCGAATATTACGCTAAGCTCGGTAAAACCTGAATACAATTTTGACTATCAACAGATGTATCGCAGTCACATGAATGTGCGAATTTGTGTGGATTTTCTTGCCCGCAATGTGGCGCACTTAGGCCTGCACATCTACAAACGTTCTGAAAATAATGATCGGGAACGCATTAGAGATCACAAAGCAGCGAACATCTTAAAGTTTCCGATGCCCCCACAATACAAAGTTACACAATTCCAACTGGTTGAGGCGGTTGTTGCGGACATGTTAATCAGCGGAAATGGGTATCTGATTAAACACCGCAATTCAGATGGAGAGATTTTTGCTTTACAGCGCGTGCCCTATATGCTGATGGAAGTAAGTGGGCAGCTTATTCCTACTGGGTACAGAATTGGGCCATTGGGAAAGGAATTTGAGCCCAAAGATATTATTCACTTTCGTTTTTATAATCCTGAGAACTCGACATTAGGCGTTTCGCCTCTTGAGGGGTTAAGGGAAGTTTTGGCTGAGGAGTGGGAAAAATCTAAATACTCAAGTGGCTTTTGGAGAAATGCTGCGCGCATTTCAGGTGTGATCGAAAGACCGCTTGAAGCACCAGCTTGGAGTGAAGTGGCTCTGCGCAATTTTAGGCAGCAGTGGGAAGAACTTTACTCAGGAGATCTAAATAGTGGTAAAACTGCTGTGCTTGAAGAGGGTATGAGCTTTAAGCCTATGTCTTTTAGCCAAAAGGAAACTGAGTATATTGAAAGTCGGAAGCTAAACCGAGAAGAGTGCGCTCGGGCGTTTCATATTCCTCCTCCGATGGTTGGGATTTTGGATAGGGCAACATTTTCCAATGTTACCGAGCTTCACAAATCGCTTTATCTTGATGTGCTTGGGCCTATGTGCGCAAGACTTGAGGACGACTGGGACTTACAGTATTTGAGCGAATTTGAGGACTTGACGGGCGCCTATACCGAGTTCAATATTGATGAGAAGTTGCAGGGTGATTTTGCTATGCAACTTGAAAGCTTGCGTCAATCTGTTGGTGTGCCATATATGACGCCTAATGAGGGGCGCGCAATTTTGAACCTGCCAAGACTTGATAATCCAATGGCAGATACTCTTGTAACTCCGCTTAATATGGGAACGCCTGACATGGTAGTAAATCAGCCAGTAAAAGCTTTGCCAACGGCAGTGGAACTCAAAGCTTCGGCGCAATCCATTGTGCCTGAATATCCCGAGTTAGATGAGGTTTTTACCGAAAAGTGGCGCAAATTACTGACTAATGTTTTTACTCGTCAGCGAGATTCCATTTTGCCTAAAGTAAAGATGGACAAACTGGATGTGTTATGGGATAAGGAGCGCTGGGACAAGGAAGTTGCTAAAGACTTTGAAGCACTTACTGAGGAAACTGCTTGGGCTTTTGCTGATGCATTCGCAAAAGATATTGGAACTGGGTATGATAGGGAATGGATGAAAGAATGGCTTTCTGAGAATGCGCGGATTTCTGCTGAGTATATTAACCAAAGTACATATGAAAAACTTGAGGAGGCCTTGCAGGCCGAAAATCCACATGACGCAATTAAGGAAGTCTTTGCAATAGCTTTAGCTTCCCGTGTTCCGAAACTCGCAGAGGAACGTAAAAACATGGTTGAGAGTTATGTGGAAGCAAAGCTTGCAGAAGTGGCAGATCAAATAGTTGGTAAGGTTTGGGTAACTACGAGTAGAAATCCTCGGCCAGAGCATAAAGCCTTAAATGGTGAATATGTTGATAAAAGAGGATTATTTAGCAATGGACTTAGATATCCACGTGACTACAGAGGTAAGGCCGAAGACAATGCCAACTGTAAATGTAAAGTGATGTGGGTTCGGAAGCCAATGCCAGTTACAATACCGAGTGAGGTTGAATGATAAAAGTGAAAAATAAGTTATATAATATAAATTGCATTGATTAAGTGCTAAAAGCAAGTCTTGTGGAAAAGAAATTAAAATAATTTCAACAGATTAGAGGAGAAGATAAAATGGCAGAGTTCAAGAAATTTAATAGCTTCGCAGAAGCAGTATGTGAGGGAGTTCACAACCTTGATAGTGATACACTTAAAGTTGCACTCACCAATACAGATCCGACGGCAACCTGTACCAAACTGTCGGAATTAACCAGCGCCATCACGTCAGGATTTGATACGATGTCGCTTGTCAAGGTCAGTTCTGGGCAGGTTGGAGGCGTATATAGTTATGTTCCAGCCGACCTTACAATGACCGCATCAGGTGCGATTGCAGCGTTTCGTTATGTTGTTATCTATAATGATACGGCTTCAAATAAGGAAGTAGTCTGCTATTTCGATCGCGGCACTTCCACCGTTCTTACTGCGGGTGATACGCTGAAATTGAATTTTGACTCTGAATTGTTCACACTTTCATAGAGTGATAGTTATATCAGAGGAATATTGAGTGTGAGGAGATAATGGCATGGGAGAGATAATTATTAATTGTGAGCCTGGCTCGTTTGCGATTTCAGGGTCTGATGTAGAACTCGAGGGTAAACGGGATTATTTATTGGTATGTGAGGCTGGCAGGTTTTCAATCGCAGGTAAGAAAGTAAATATTGCCCGAAATAGGGGAAAGATACCTAACCTAAGACAACCAATCTATAACCGTCATAGTTCGCGTAACCAATAGTCTCGAATAGACGGTAAAAGGAAGCGGTATGGAAAAGAAAATATACGATACCAAATTAGAATTTAAAGAAGATGCAGATCAAACTGGACAATTTAGGGCACTCTTCTCGCGATTTAATAATATTGACAAGCAAGGTGATATTACTCTGCCAGGAGCTTTTGAGGAAGGCGCTCCGATAAAAATTGCTTATTGGGGACATAGATGGGAAAACCTTCCAGTTGGGCGTGGTGAAATTCATCAAGATGATGAAAAAGCATGGGTGGATGGAAGGTTCTTCCTTGATACTGAGGCAGGACTGGAAACCTATAAAACTGTTAAGGAACTTGGCGAACTCGCTGAGTGGTCATACGGCTTCGAAGTGCTTGACGCTGCCGAAGACAAAGTTGACGGCAAAAAGGTTCGTGTGTTAAAGAAGCTTAAAACATTTGAGGTTTCGCCAGTATTTATTGGTGCTGGGAACAACACTCAAACACTTGCCATTAAAAGCGAAGATGATTCTTCGTTGGATGTGGAGCCAGAAATCGAAGTTGAATCAGAGACCGTTGAAGTCGGGAATGAGAGCGATGTAGATTCTGCTGATATAAAATTACTAATTGAAATCCTCGCATTGGAGGGAAAGGACTAAGATGAACGACGAAAAATTTAAGAGCTTATTGGCGGACGCTCGGGAGATTGTCGAAAAGGCAATTTCTGAAGGACGCCCTATGACGGAAGATGAGCGCAATCGCTCAATGAATATGGTAAATGAGGCTAAACAGGGTTTAGATGATATTGCTCTAAATAAGAAAATTGCTGAACTTGAAGCTGCTGCGGTTAAGGGTGAAGAGGAAAAGCCAAAGGAAACTGCTGGCAGTTTAGGTGAGCGCTTTGTAAAGAGCGAAGAATATCGTTCCTGGATGAAGCAAGTTGCGCCAAATGGACATATTCCAGAACAAGCAAAGGGTTTGAACTCGCCAGCATTCAAGGTAGATATGCCATTTGAGAAGAAAGCCGTAATTACTGGCCTTTCAGACACTTCAGCTGGCGCGTTTATTCAGAATGATGTTACTGGCATTTATGTTCCAATGGGACGTAAGCCTCTAACCATCCTCGATTTAATTAGCGTTCGCAGTACGAATTCTGATATGGTTGAGTTTGTGCAGCAAACAGCTCAAGTTACTCAGGCTGCTGCTGTTGCTGAAGCGACTTCGGCGGCGATGCCAACTGTTAATGGGACTACTCATGAGGTCGTTCTGAATCCTGGTGGTGGTTATAAGCCAGAAGGTGCAATGGCTTTTCTAAAGGTAACCACTCCTGTTGAAACCGTTGCGGTATGGGTGCCAGTTACAAAGCGTGCTCTTGCAGATAGTGCCCAGTTGC